TGAACGTGAAGGAATCCTTTATAACCCAGATATGTTACGGAGATATGTCGGGAATACATTGCCAGATAAAGAACCAGATGCAATCATTGCCATTTGTGATACGAAAGATACGGGAAAAGATTACAATGCACTTGGCGTATTCTACCAATACGGTCAAGACTACTATATGCATGATGTCGTATTCAAGAATATTGACCCGTACGTGCTTGATGATTTGAACTCCGATTGCTTAGTTCGAAATAACGTTCATATCGCTGAATTTGAAAGCAATAAAGAAGGTTCAAGAACAGCCGATGAAGTACAGAAGAAAGTCAGAGAAAAAGGCGGTCGATGTGTTATTACAAAGAAATTCACCACGCAGAACAAAGAAACGAAGATTATTGTCAACGCACCTTGGGTCGTACAACACGTTCTTTTCAAAGACCCGCAAGATTATGAGGTAAATTCAGATTACGGACAGTTCATGTCATGGTTGTGTGCGTATAGTCAGCTTGGTAAAAATCCACACGATGATGCGCCAGATATGATCGCAATGTTAGCAGTTCATGAAAATACGGGAAGTGTAAGAACGGAAATATTTAGTAGTCCATTTTAACTAAAAGGAGAAAACATGAAGATTCACATTTTGTTTGGTATGGGAGATTGTGCAAGGATAAAGCAGATTATCGAAGGCAACAAGTCCGATGATTTCAAATTATTTGTCTATGAGCCATATCTCGAAAACTACAAGAAGTACAAAAAGGAATTACCAAGAGATTCAAGAGTAATGTTATATATCTACAAAGATACAGTTGATACAGTCGATTTGCTATGTTCCATGTTTGATACGGAAAAGCCATCCGATGTGTTTATCGAAGTATTAAGCCAATACAGTTCTGCATATCCAATCGAGATTGACGAATTTGAACAACAATTTAACGATGCTATGGAAATCTACAATTCATCTGTTATTACAAGAGATAGATTTTCCAAGTCACTTGGGAAGAACCTCGCAAAGAACATGACAGCAGTTAGGCTTGGAAAGAAACTTAATAAGATTCAGCCGAAAGGCAACGTGGCATATATTATTGCCGCAGGGAGTTCGCTAGACAAAAACATCTTGGAATTGAAAAACGTAAATGGCATGATAATTTCAACAGACACCGCATTAAACCCATTGTTAAAGCACGACATTATCCCAGATTTGTCAGTTACGATCGACCCAGAAAAGTGTGCTAGTCATTACTCCGACAAACGCTCGTTAAAGATTCCACTTGTTGCATATCCGTTTTCAAATAGCAACATTATTACAAAACATAAAGGTGATAAATACTTTTTACGGAATGACAGCTATCCATTGCCAAATGATAAGACTTTCCGTAATATGCCAACCGCTATGAGTTGTGGAAGTGTAACATCAGATGCTATGCACGTTGCGACATTGCTTGAATATGACAAGATTGTATTTGTCGGACTAGATCTCGCATACACAAATGATAAATCTTATGCAGATGGAACAGTTAATCATGGAAAATCAGTTTCCGATGGATTCTATTCATGTGTTGACATTGATGGCGAGTTGCTTCCGACAACTAAAATATTTAATCTTTATCGAAAGTGGATTGAACGTTACATTGCCGCACGACCTGGAATTGAATTTTACGATTGCACAGAAGGTGGCGCAAGAATTAAAGGAACTACGCTTATGACATTGCATGATTTTATAAAGGAGAATGACAATGGTAACAAAAGAAAGTCTTGACAACTACTTATTGATTCCAACATCTATAAAACGTATTGACCGTAAGATTAAGTATTACGAAAAGAATCAACTCAAAGTTGAATATGGTAGTGTTAAGGGTTCGATGCCAAACTTTCCATATGCTGAATGTCATTTTCAAGTAGGTGCGGCAAACTCAAAAGATGAAAACGCAAGAAATATAAAAGTACAACAGTTGATGATTGACTTGTTGCGGAATCGTGCAAAGTTAGAAGAATTGAAATTAGAAATAGAATTGTTCATCGAAACGATTACTGATTTGAAAATCAAAGAAATATTTAATATGAAATACGTTGACTTGGTAAGCGAAGGTGAAATTGCAGAGCATTTTGGATATGACAGAAGCACGATTAATAAGAAATGTTCAAATTATTTAGACAAACAAAAACTTTCACACATTTCACACCTTTAATGTGTTATAGTGATAAATAGAAGAAATGTCTTATGAGATAAGTCGGTTGCGAAATGCAGTCGGCTTATTATTTTGCGAGGAAACGTAAATGAAAGATAACAAGCAGTTGAAAGATAAAACTACAAGAAAACATATTGATGTACGGAACGTAAAGGTTTGGCGAGATAAAGACAAAGACACTAAACGCACGTCAACGAGTGGTTGTAGAATATATTAAAAGGTGGTGATGGCATTGGCAGTTGATAAAGAAGAATATCTAGGCGAGTTAAGAGGTAGGCGAAAGATTTATACAGATGTTGATGTGATTACCGAAGATAATGTCATTCAAGTGTTGACAGACGCAATGTTATTGCATGAGCAGAACAGACAAGCAATTCAATACTTGCTCAATTTTGAAAAGGGTGTTCAGCCACTTGTAAGAGAAAAGGTTGTCAGAACGGAAATCGACATCGTATCAATTTCAAACTTGGCAAATGAAATATCGGAATTTAACTTGGGTTACTTTTGGGGAAACCCAATTGCAATTGTTCAGAAGTCAGACAAGAATCCAAAAGGTTCGATGCCTAAAGTCGATAATCAAGCAATTAGTATGCTGAACGAAATGTATGATAGCGAATATAAAGACAGCAAAGACCAACAGCTTGCACGATACATTGAGATATGTGGTATCGGCTATCAGATGGTTGACATTAAACGTGATTACGAAGATGGCGGTTCTGCATTTGACTTGCTTACATTGAATCCACTTTTTACGTTTGTAGTATATTCGTCTGATTCATACGAAAGTCCATTGCTCGGAGTTACATACACCGCAAAAGATAATGGCGAAAAGTTATTCACTTGCATCGCAAAAGATAGAGTTTACATTATTCAAAACCAAAATAAGATTGTCAACGGAAAAAAGAAAGTCAAAAACGGTTATGAGTTTGGCGAAAGAAATGGCGAATGGAATCCACTTGGAGAAGTTTACATTATAGAGTATGAACGTTCATTTGATAGAACAGGTTGCTTTGAAAGACAGATTAGCGAATTAAACGCATTGAACGTGTTGGAATCAGATTTCATTAATGATGTTGCGCAGACAACGCAAGCTAATTGGTGGGGAAACGATATTGAATTTCCTGTTGATCCTGTCACTAAAGAAGTCAAACGTCTTGAAGGCGGTCAATGGATATTCACTCATACAGGTGGTGGCGGTCAGAAACCAGACATCAAAGCATTGATTCTCGATTATAATTATGACGGAATCTTAAATAACATCAATTCCAAACACGACAGAATATTGGAACGTGCATTCGTTCCGAAACAATCCGAACCTGGTGGTGGCAGTACAGCAAACGCAATGAGCATATCTAGTGGTTGGAATGCGGCAGAAGCAGTAGCAAGCAAGAAGTCGCTTGTAGTTAAGCGTTCGTTTCAGCAAAGAAACAGACTTGCACTTAAAGCAATTTCAAAATCACCTAGCGTTGAGCCAGATAGTCCATTGCTTGATTTAAAAGCGACAGATATAGAAATTAGATTTATCCGACAGAAAACATTCGACATGGCAACAAAAGTTAATTCACTTGCAACGATGATTAATAATTTCGTTCATCCAAGGGTTGCGATGGAAACAATCGACTTGTTCTCTAACTTGGCAGAAGCGGTAAATGATTCAGTAGATAACATGATTAAATATCAAGAATTAAAACTTGAATCGCTTGAAAAACCAGAACCTACGGAAAAAGAAGAACCAGAAGCACCGTCAGACAACGTAGAAGCCATTTCTAGCGCAGAAACAAGAATGATGGCAGATTTATCAGACCAAAGTACAAACAGTCCTTTAATTGGCTAATAAGTGCATTGAAACACTTTTGAGCATATATAGTAGTAAGTCAGGAAAGACTATAATCGTACAGCACGAAAGACAGGAAAGTCTATAATCGTAAATTAAACAAATACACTTGCAGGGAAGCAAGCCTAAATAATTCGCAGAAAGACGAGGTATCGACCATGAAAACCAACATTCCTTTTAACTTACAATTCTTTGCTGATGGCGAAGTAGACACAACCGAAACCACAATGGAAACTACAACAGTTGAAGAAACCACAACAGAAGAAGAAGTTATATTAACATCCGATGAAGAACTTGCTAAATTACGAATTGAAATGGTGAAAATTAAAAAAGCACAAGAAAAAGCGGCTAGTGAAGCGGCTGATTACAAGCGTAAGTACAATAGCACATTGTCGGAACAGGAAAAACAAAAGATTGCCAAAGCTGAACAGGAAGCCGAAACGCAGACCAAACTAGCAGATGCAGAGAAGAAACTTAAAATCATTGACATTCAGAATACATTCATGGATTTAGGATATTCAAAAGAAAAAGCATCGGAAGCGGCAGTTGCACAATTTGAAGGTGATTATGATACCTTGGTTAAGTTGCAAAAAGAATTTTTAGCCACAACAGTAAAACAAAAAGAAGCTGAATGGCTTAAAACTAGACCTAAAACACAAACAGGAACAGGCGAAGGTGGTGCTGTTGATCCATTCCTTGCAGGTTTCAACTCAAATTAAACGATAGGAGATCAAAATTATGTCAGTAAATTACGCAAGCAAATATTCACCATCAGTAGACGAAAGATTCGCATTAGGTTCATTAACACAGGGTATCGTAAACCAGAATTATGAATGGATTGGAGTTTCCACAGTTACAGTATACTCCGTTCCAACCGTAGCTCTTGGAAATTACACACTTACAGGTTCTAGCAGATATGGTACACCATCTGAACTCGGAAACGAGAAACAGGACTTAACAATCACAAAAGACCGTTCATTCACTTTCACGATTGATAGAAAATCATTCGATGATACAATGATGACTATGGAAGCAGGCAAGGCACTTCGTAGACAGATTGACGAAGTTGTTATTCCAGAAATTGATGCATACAGAATTTCAGCATTAGTAAGTGGCGCATTAGCTTCTCACACAATTTCAGCAACCGTTACTTCTAGCAACGCATATTCAGAGTTCTTGAAAGTACAGGAACAGCTTGACGATGCAAAAGCACCTGTCGCAGGTAGAGTTTGTATTTGTACTCCTGCTTATCACAACTTTATCAAACTTGACGAAACATTCACCAAAAAAGGTGATATGGCAACTACTATTTCTCTCAACGGTCTTGTCGGTGAAATTGACGGTGTTCCAACTGTTAAAGCACCTACATCATACTTCCCAACAGGTATTGACTTTGTTATTACCAATGCGGCTGTTATGCCTGCACCTGTTAAACTTGAAGAGTACAAAGTACATGACGATGCACCTGGTATCAGCGGTTGGTTAATTGAAGGTCGTGTAAGATATGATGCATTTGTTCTTACAAGCAAGAAAGCGGCTGTTGGAGTTCATAAACACTAATTAGATTCGAGGTGGTTATATGTTTTATGTAGCCAAGGGTAAATTAAGATATGGGGTGGCAGATGAAAATATGCTGTCACCTTTTCTTACAAATGGTTATATTTTAGTTAATGAAAATGCACCTGTGACAAAACCCACTATTGAAAGTGTGGTTGAACCAATAGTTGAGGTAAAAGTAGAAGAACCTAAAGCCTACACAAAAACCGATATTCTAAGGGCGAGTTTAGACGAATTGAGAAAGATTGCAAAGGCAAACGGAATCAAAGTTAAACCAAACGACACAGGGGCGTGTTTGAAAAAAATACTCATTGAGACATTGATGAAATAAGGGGTGCTATTATGGGATTTGCTTCACAGGTTATGACAAGTGCAACTTCATATTTAGGATATGCGCCAAAACAGTTGGATGTTGATCTTGCGATTGAAATCTATTCCGATATACGGAAATATCCGTCTGACTACACATCTGAAATGATATTAGCAGACCAAACAAGCAATCTAGCAAAGATAACTATGGCTGTGGCTGAACTTGATGCGAGAGTAGGCATTGAAGGACAAGTTGCACACGCTGAAAATGGCATGACTAGAAGTTATGGAAATAATGCAAATCCTAAATCATATACAACATTAATGCAAATAGCTAGTTTTTAAGAAGTTGTGCGTGGTTGGTTACTCTCCTTTCCAACCGCATGGGTGTACGCATAAATTGGTGGTGGGTAGCGTACAAATTACTACGAAGGGAGAATTTATGTCAGAACAAGATATCATGTACGCAAAGGAAAAAGAACTTCGTAGTCTTGAAGCTAAAGTTGATACATTGGAACGTGAAAATGAACGGTTGCGTGAAATGTGTGGAGAAAATATACAAGACCACAAAGAGTTCGATAAAAAAATACATGACATTGATAAGGCACAAGGGGTTACAGCAAACTCCATATCAACGTTATTAAGCAGTTTTAATGAACTTAGAATAGACATAAAGACAAGAGATAGCGATACATTAAGAAGTTATAATTCGTTTAAGTGG